CTACGCATTCTAAACATTCTATCGTAGACTGCCATAGTTCCACCATCTGGAAACTGTGTTTGAAGAGTTTCAAGTGTTGATGGTCCTGTTGGGAAAAAGGGAACATCTTCTAAGTTTGTTAAAAGTTCAATCTTTTCTTTTAGATACTGATTAATCCATAGCACTGGTGTATTTAATACTGATGTTGATTCTGTCATTTAATTGCCCCCGCATTTGCTACCCACTGATATCCAGCCTTTAATCCTACAGATCTTCCGCCACGTTTTCCTGCGTTTAAATTTTTTGCATAAACCTTTGGATACTTAAAGTATTGTCCAAGACCACTTGACTCCAAAAATGATTGTCTAAAGTAAACTCCAAAGAAATTAGAGATGACATTTTTAAACTGTCCCTCTGTTTGTCCTCCAGGATTTTCAACCCTAACTTCTCTTGAAGTAAACATTTCTTCTCCGTTTATTTCAAACCTTAATGCCTGTGCCCTTGTTGGTTTAATTGTTACACCAATACCCTTTTCCATAACTTCTGCTTTGTTATAAAATGGAACATTAGATCCATTCTTAATTGATGTGGACTGCTTTAATGATGATCTAAATGTTAAACCAAGATTGCTAACTGTAAAATCAATATCAAATAATCTTGCTTCTGGGCTTCCAGTTCTATGCCATTCGTATACGTGATGTAGTAGTTCTGGAGACACTCTTGCGTTTGCATCTACAAACTGTGATGCTAACTCTGATATCTGTGGCCCTAGTGTTGCATACATAGCCTTCTTTCCACGACCAATCCCATCAATGAAACCAGTGGAGTAGTTTATTATATTGTTCATTTCTTTCTGAAACTGTCTACTATTAAAATGTATCTTTAACATTAAACATCTACCGCCTGATTTTCAGACCTACGAATAATTAATTTATAATAATCTACATTTCCAAACGGACCAGTAAATGGATCTTGTGTTGCTATTTCAAATATTGTAGACTTACCTGCACGTGGGCCTGACGTTTCTGTGTATATCTCATTGCAATTTTTATCACGAATGTTTGTAATAATAACATTGGTAATTGAGTTACGAGCCTCTAAACTTGAAATTCTAATATCAGTTTTAGCACGTCCAAGCAGTATCTTATCCTGTGTAATATTTATATTTGGAACAACTTCTTCTTTAAATGCTGTACCTGCTGGAGCAAAAGAACATGCAATTGTTCTATCTAATATCCAAGTCTTTTTAACTTCACCATAGACACCCTGCTCAACTATTGGGTGATAAACATCTGCTTGCATTGGAAATGCGAAGTCTGGAGTTTCGCATATTACCATTATAGAACCCCGACGAACTCAATCGGTTTACGATACTTATCCAATATCTTATCGACTAATAAATTTCCAGTGCCGTCAAATACAGCCTTATCAAACTGAATTCTAAATTGGTCTGTGTTGTATGAACCAATGTATCTCTTGTAATAATCTAACTTGCCACAATCAATGTCATGTATTAGTAACTCTGTTGCTCTTACTATATCTGATGGAACCTTATGATATCCAACCTCTAGTTCTATCTTATAATCCCAACCTCTTGGGAATCCTCTTTCTGAAAAAAGAAAATCTAAATAATCTGTAGGTGATCCAGGATAAAGAATTGGATTTGATTCGTTTCTATTAACTAAGTCTGGATACTTTGTTGTAACTGCAGATCCGTCTGAAGTTATCTCAAACACAAAAGTGGAGTTTTCTACATCATCTGCATCATAAACCAAAACATTGTTTTCATAAACCTTTAAAATCTTTTTTGCATTTACCCAAATAGGAATATAATCTAATCCCAAACCAGTTGTCTCAATTGTCTTTTTTCTAAAATAGAAATCTACATCACAAACCGAGTCTATTATTGCTCTTGCTAATTCTTCGTTCTTTCTATATGCTTGTACTTCTGTAGCAGTTGATCCATTATCATTTGGGTTTGAGTATGGTCTTACTACATCTACATATGTGTCTTCTCCGCCTACCGTGACTTTATACTGACCGTCATATTTTGAAGACAGTGGTATTGTTATTTTATTTGAAGCATCTGAAGTCGCTATTCCGACTACCTCTGAAGAGTCCGCCATATCAATAATTGTATAGTTATATACTGTAGACGCTGATTCAACATCAAGCGTTACACTTAAATTGTATGGCGGAACTCTCAGAATCTCCATTTAGTTGCCAAACTCCTTGGCTACTTCTTCTGGTGTAGCAAGTCTAACATGGCTACGTGTTAACCACTTTTCAGCCTGGTCTGGTGTAACGATGTTATATCCACGATATACCTTGCCAACTGAACTCCAACTTACGTTCTTTGTAGAGTAAATTGCTACTGTCTTGTTTGACTTCTTTGGAGAAGCATCAGCAGCCTTTTTGACTGGACGTGGTGTTGCTGTAACACCGATTACGCCATTGTCTATTGCTCCTACAGCCTGGACTGTATCACTTGAAGATGCGCTAAGATCTGCTGTTGTAATAGCATCAGAAGACTCTGGTACTTCAGAAACTGATGCCTCAACATTATTTTCTTGAGCAACCGCTTCAACGTTGGTTGATGGCTGATTGTTTTCTAACTTGTACTTTTCCCAAGCATTTAGTTCCTGGGGTTGTTCTGCATTATTGTTTTCTTCCATTATTTACCTCCTTGTGACTATTATAACAGAATAATAAAAAGTTAAGAGGGGGAGGAGAATTAACCCCTTCCCCCTCTCAAAGGTTACTGCTTACAGATTATGCATCTGCTGCAGAGTCTGCCCATGCGATTGCATCTTCTTCTTCCCATTGGATACCGAAGCGAACGAATACAGTATATTCAATTGTATCCTTCTTCGCAACGTATTCACGGTTTACGATGATATCACGCTGGAAGCCCCAAACACGGTTCTGTGGGAATGTCAAGTCGACATAACCTGCAGGGTAGTAAGGAACTTCTTGGACATCGATACCTAGAACACGAGTTGTACGTGCTCCACCGAATGTCTGACCAGCACCGTCTAGGTAAGACTGTGTGTTGGCTGATGTGTTACCATTCTTGCCAAGTGCTTCAGCGATAGCATCTGAAAGTGTACCGTTATTCTTAACGATACCTGCGAATGCATCTGTACCTACATAGAACTTAAGATTATTCTTAAGTGCACGGTACTTGCGTGGCATAGCGAGAATGATGTCCTGCATTACTGCAGGTGTCCAAGCATTGTCAGCAACAGTAATTGCTGCTTCATGCGAGTCTCCATTGTCCTTGTGCTTCTTGATGAAGCCAGGCATAATAGAAAGGAATGGCGCTGTTGCACCATCACCGTTGATAGCAAGATCTTCAATGTCATTTGCGAATGCATTTGTCATCAAGCGAACAAGATGATCTTCTAATGCACCACCCTCGACATTGTCTTCTAGTGCTTCAGCAGATACTTCCCAATCTAGACGAATCTTCTTGGTTGTAAGTTCTACCTTTGAGAATGTGGCACCAGTGTTTGTATAGTTTCCAACTGCTTGAGCAGCAGCACGGATTACACGCTCACCGACGTTGATCTTCTCTAATTCCATGGTGTTTGCTCTCATCGTCACACGACGACCATCTTGAGCGAGAACTGTAGCATCCCAAACGTAGTCAATAAAACGACGTGCCTGTTCAGGGCGTAGGATTCCGCTTGCAGCATCACCCGAAGGGTTTACGGCATTAGGACCAGTGGTAACACCAAGGTTAGCGTTAGGAATATTTCCTAGTGCGCCACCATCAGTATAATTGCCAGGGATGTTTGATCCTGCTTCAGAACCTGATGCGAATGCACCTTGTCCTTGATATAAACCTGGTGTTGTTCCACCGAGTTCGCCTGATTCTCCTGGCTGGTTTTTCTTAATTTCTTCCGACATATTGTCACCTCCTAAGTGATTCTGCTTATTAATTACTAAATAAGTCGGCTGTTTTGAGGAAACGTCCGCCCCATAGGGATTTTTCAACCATTTCTGGTTGATTCTGTATGATCTCGCCTAGATCGCCAGACTTTCGGAAAGCAGTGTCTGCTTCTACTGCGTCTACTCTCTTTCCAAACTTATCAACATGTTCAACTGTTGCAGCAATGTCTTTGGCGACTGCTTCAAGTGAACTCTTTACTGCTGCCGTATCGACCTTTGTAGACTTAAGCATTTCTACTTCTGCCTGCAAAGACTTTACGGTTTCAACTAAATCGCTAAAGGCTGATGTAATTGTATTCTTGATTTCTGCAACTGCTTCAACAATTGCTTCATCTGACTTAGATACTTCTGCTGCAACTTCTGCTGCTGGTGCTTC